ACTTGTCCGTCAGCTTGAATGTGTGTGTCTCTTGAATTGTTAAATTGTGTCTGCCACTCTTTGACAGTAATCAATCCTGATTTCTGTACTGCGTCATATTGACCAAATTGTGATAAAGCCCCACCTTCTGTTCTAGCAATAGTCGAAGCTCTACCCATAAACTTTTTAGGTAAGGCATTCTCGACTTGTCCAGTAATGTACTCATACATTGTGTCCCCACTCAGTCCAAGCTCGACTGCTTCGTCAATACTTCTTCTGATTGTTCTGTTCAATGTAGCCTTCGTGGTTTTTGCTAAATCAGGTAAGACAGAATCTAGTCTCTGATTAACAAACGCAACTGCTTGTCGGTTGTATCTTGTTCTAGGAAGTGGAGACTGAGCAGTTGGAATAATCCCACCACCACGAGTTCGTATCGGATAGAAACCCTCGTTGACCACTTGGCTACGGTTTTTCCTTCTAGCCTTGTAATCGTATAAGTCCGTGTCCTCGACTTCGGAGTAACCTTTAAAGGATTCAGGTAAGAGAATACCCATTTGGAATAATTCAAAGTCATAGACTTCTGATAAGTACACATCATATAAATCTAGTTTCCAATCAAGCGTAGTGTCATCAATCAACTTATTCAGAATCGGAGATTGTCCATTCAAAATGGAATTTTTGTACGCACGGTTATCTTTCCCTCGCACCATACTCCTCGTGATTTTTTCATTCTGACTACGCAAGCAGACCGAAGTAGAAGTCCGTGTACCACTTCTCCCAGTTCCGTAACATAGCTTCATAGTTCTTGTATATACCTTGCTTGACCTCTACTGAACTGAGACGATTGTACCTGTACTCTGCGTCAGTCTGTTCTCGTAGCTTATGTCTCCGTACTAGTTCTGACGCACTACTCTGTTTCTCATCTCTCTTGTTCATAGCTCGTACTAACTTCTCACTCCAAGTTCTACCACTACTGCCACCCCATAGCTTCCAAGCAATCCAACCATTCGTAGCTCTATCAGTTCTCCCTGCTATGTAGTCTCTATGAGCTTGGCTAGTTAAGTCTCCTTCGTGTCTAGGGAAGTACTTGGCTATGTGTCTTACCTTCTCAGGCGAGGCTTTTGTATTGGAGACAAGATAGCGAGCCGTTGCTAATCCAACGCTAGTACCACCTCTACCAAACTTCTTGCGTAGTGCCAGTCCTTGCTCGGCTTGTCTCTTAACTCCTTTTGGTATCGAGAAATTCAGGTCATCATACTTTCCTTTTTTAAGGTTTCCGTTTATGCCTGTGTCCATATCTCCGACTATATCCAACTCCCCTGTATCAGTACTTAAATTAGACTGAAACTGTATCGTAGACGATACACTAGAACTATCCTTACTACTGTTACTATCCCTATCTACCGTATGTGCAGTAGGAGTAGAATTTATTGCGAGGTTTTTATCCTTCAGGGTCATAGGCTTCATTGTTATCAACTAAACCTTCGTACACTTCGTGTGTTGCACAAGGCATATATATTGTATTACCATTGTCGTCCATACTATGTGTACCTTCACAACCTAACTCTTTAGCTCTTGCTTGAGCTTCTTCTTCTGTTGTATATTGGTCTGTTGCAACAACGCCTTTATCACTACCTTTAAATCTCTCTATCTGTCGAAGTCGTATCTCTGCTAACTCTTTAGTAGGGTAACAACCCATATTGCGACCTGTTTCCTCTGTTATAACGCAGTACTCTCCGTCTATCTCTTGTACTACCTTTAATTCAGCAGATTGCATACTTGCGAGGCTTATCGCTTCGGGTACTTCATCAGACTGTTCTTCTTGTTGTATAGTCGCAGGTTGATAGTCTTGAAGCATATTTGCAGGAAGTGTTACTTTACCTTCGGGGAGTAAATAAACATCTTGGTCAGGTGTAGTAGGTAAGCCAATGCTTTGTCTTGCTTCTGCAACGGTAACCCAACCACCTTGTACTGCTAAGTTCATTCTCTCGTAAATCTCATTTGTATCTGATTGTAAAGCTCTAACGTCTGTATAATCGTATCTTGCTTCTAAGTTCTCTGAGTTAGGATAATCAACCTTAAGTATCTGATGTGTTATCTCTTGTGCGACCATATCCCATAAAGGTATGAGCTTTTGTTCTGTAAAGAACTCTCGCAAGGTTTTAGCATTAGAGTAAGTAGCATACTTAAGTCCAACTTCTAATCCTGCGATTATGGAAGGCACGCCTAATACAGAAGATACACGAGACTCGAATGACTCTCTTAAGTCTCCTATCTCTAAGTCTTTAGGACTAAANGCTANCTTCTCTACATTNACGCCACCTGATAGTACTAAAGGCTTNCCTTTGTTCTGACCACCAGTCTTACGTTGGAATGCTTTGGAGATAGCTTCTCCTTCTTCTTCTGTTAAGCCATACTCATCTTTTGGTGTAATCATAAAGCTAGGGACACCCATATTAGCGAGGATTGATGTAGCCATTTGTCCTGCACTCTCATCTCCATAAATCTCTCTAAGTAATGTTTTTACTGGCGAGAAACCTTTTCTATGGTTTTCAGGGTCTAGTCCAAGTCTAAAATGAGCAATCATATCTCTATCAAGTATTACTTTTTCATTCTTTACTTGATATTCATAATGCGAGATTAAAGTCTCATCATTACCTTTAGGCGTAACGTTCTCAGGCATAAGAGGATAAAGAGCGACTAATTGTCCTGCTTCATTCTTTTGTTTAAGTAGATAAGCGTCTCCTGATACGTGCATTGATTGTACTAAAGAGTTTTGTACAACATCTCCTGACATATAAGGATTAGGTCGTTTAAAGAGCATTGTAAGTTGATGATTAGGAACTACGTCTAACTCTCCTACTTCATTAGTTTGATAAATTTTTAATTCTGCTTCTCCGAAGGCAGTACCTAGTACTTGTAAGCAAGAGACGACTGCTGAGTTAGAAGCACCATTACCTAAGCCTTGTACATTAAATTGTCCTGCTTGTGATTGGTAACCTTGTATAAAGTTTGTATTGTTACTATCAATTCCTGTTCTAAAGAAATTGTAACCTGTACTTCTTTTAGTCTCAGGTGTTTGTCCAAAGAATACTTCTCTGAAACTTCTTCTCTCTGCCATTTACTTTTCCTTCTTTGCGAGCATTTGAGTAGTAATGGACGCAACCCTTATCGGCATTACTACTCTATGCTCTTATATCTTAACTTAAATTACAAAACTTTTATACTTTTCCGTACTTTTGATTCTATTACTGCGTATGCCAAAGAGTCAACTATGTCGTCATGTTCTGCTTCGGGAAACCTTAGCAACTCTGTTTGTACGTCAGCAAACCAAGTTGAGTTCTTAGGAAAGAATATATCTCCTGCTTCCATTCTTGCAATCAATGGATAAGCTCTTGATACCTTATCTCTATCTGCCTTAAGCGACTTTACAACCAACCCTTCTCTTTTAGCCATTTGTATAAACGCCAACTGGTAACCTGCTCGCTCAATCCCCACATACGCCAAGTCAAACTGTTCCACTTTTCTTTGTAGTAAGGGCAGTAAATCAGGTGCTTCCAATCTTCGTCTGTCAATGTCCAGTATGAGAATCTTGCCCTCAGGTGTGATTGCAACTGATGTAATGACTGTGAAGTCAGCAGTTTGTTTAGTTGATGTTGCAAGGTCAACAGTTGCATATCTACGGCAGTCCTCAAGCCTGCACTCTTTGTCCTTATATTTATAAATAATTTCTCTATTTTCATTTTTTTCCTCGTCAATTCCTATTCGTTCTTCTATTTTGTAATGGTCAAACCAATCGGCTTTAAATAAACCACCACTTGCCTCTATAAATTGAGCTTCGTACTCTTGAGCATATAAAAAACTTCCTATCTCTTGTTTTGCCATTTCTAACTCGGCAGGGTCAATAATTGGGTTTGTTATTGTCGGATATGTAAATCTAACCCAATCATCTAAAATATTTGCTTCTGAGTACAACTTCTCAAAAAAGTTATATCCTTTTGGCGTGCTTATAAAAAATGCACTACCTTTTTTCTCTGTTAAGGCAGGTCGGATAACTTCTGCCCAAGTTTGTGGCTTCATAAAGGCACACTCGTCTAAAACAACAAAGTCAAGACCTGCACCTCTGAGTTTCATAGGGTCATCAGCTGACCTTACTTGTACTGAGCCACCAGTAGCAGTAACGATTGTTCGCTCTGCTTCTTTTACTCTGATACCATATTCGATACCAATACTTCTTAAATCTGCCCACGCTTCGTTTGTCATTGAGTAAGAAGGTGCAATCCACCAAGCTCTTTTACCTTCCCAAGCGTATTTAAGACATAGCCAAACACCAAGTTTGGTCTTACCCCAACGCCTTCCTGCTGAGAGAACAGTAAACCTTTTCATATTCTTTACAACTTCCATTTGTGCTGAGTGTAAAGGTGGCAACTGAATATCTAAGCCTGATAAGACATCACTATCCAAAGATGATTGCATATTACTCCTGAGCTTTAAACCAAGTAATAAATGTTTCCAATGCTTTAGAAGATATTGGAAGTGAGCTATACATCAGTCCCATATCTGTAATCATTGGAATAAATACTACGGCAGGTATTTCAAAGTCAACCAACTCATTAAGAATTGGGTCATCAAAATCTTCGTTAATCTCTAAAGCGTCTATCCAAAGATTATTAAATTCTATAATCTCAGCAAACGATTGGTTTATATCTTCATTCTCCATTGTCTAATCCTTTTGGCTCTACTACTTCGCCTTCTACAAATTCTTCTTCTTGAGCTTTGTCTAATAAGTTACCGTCTGCCCAACGTAGTCTTACTTCTTGACTATCTTGATTCTCAATGGCGACTGTATCTCTCTTACCAAACAAGTGTGGGTATCTTCTCTCTAAGTACCAAGCGTCTGCCTGCCAAGAGCCACTCTCTCCTGCTTGTTCAATTCTTATAATTCTTCTTTCGATTGCTTTGGCTTCTGCAATCTGTATTCTTTTCCAAACTTTGTCATAAGGTGTTATGCCTTGCTGACCTTTTTTCTTCCATTCGTGGAGTGTTGATGTGCCTATGCCTACTGATTGGCAAGCGAGATTAACATACATTCCTGTTGCGATTGAATCACAAAGAGCTTGTACTAAGTCATCATTATATGCGAGTGTTTCTTTTGGCATTATCCACTCATAATAGCAAAATCGGTATCGAATGATACCGACCTGCAAGAATTGTTAATTGTAATTATCTTAGTTTATTTGTTATATTAATATATTTTTTTAAATCTTTGAACTCATTGTAAGTAAGTTCGTCTTGAAAAATTCCAATCTTGTTATAAAATTCTTTAGTACTCCAAGCAACTTCAATAACTTTGTGCTCATTTTTTTTGTTAAATACTTTTTTCTTATTCTTAGACATTAGAGCACCATTTATAACCTTTACAATTATGTAACCTATTTTTCTTTCATTCTCTAATTCGACTATATAGAAATCTTCATATCTATTAGCACTATAAATATTACCTTTAGCCTGTGTATAAAGTTCTTTTGCTACTTTATTATTTTCAAATCCTAAATTTCCATTATCTGCATAAGCTAAATTCGTTACTTCTTCATTCTGATATTCATTAGAAATCATAAGAGTTGTCATATTCAATTTTTGAACTTTTGTAATTTTATAATCTGCTTCGGTAAAATCTTTTACAATATCTGCAATTTTTTCTTGGTTAAAAGTTGTCTTTGTTTCATTCATACTTAATTATTC